GAGAAGATTAGATATATTGAAGCCACTGCAGAAGGGATGAAGATGAGCACTCTGGACTTTGTTCGAGACGTACTGAAGATGGAAGGAGTGAGTCTCGAAGGTACGATGAATCTGTTGATGGCTAAGAGTAGGATTAGTGAGGAGTTGAAGAAGAAGGATGGGGTTGTTGAAGGGATTTTTTATCCAGAAGGAAAGATCACTCAACAGATAGTTAAGGCGACTCGTGAAGGGAGTATTATTAAAGATGTTCCCATTACGGTTAAGAATGAGAATATGTTAAGAGTTGTACCTAAAGATACTGGATGGGGAAGAGGGCTGGTTGGTAGATATATGGCCCTGACTGAAATTCCCTTAGCAGCGTTTAAGAGATTTGGATTGGAAGAGATTTGGTGGGACTGGACTAAGCAAGAGAGGCAAAGAAAGGACTGGGTTAAGAATGAAACTGCTGAAGTAAGGAAGTTGAGGAAAAGTTTTTCAAGGAAGGAAAGGGCGGAGATGGCTATCTATGCATACTCTCAGATGGAAAATGGCCCTATGATTTTGGAGGGTATGGGGATTACGGAAATTCCTAAACTCACTGCTAAGCAAGAAAAGGGGCTGGAATGGTTTAAGCCTAAACATGATCAGATATATGACAATGTGAATTATGTTAGAGGGCATGTCGGAGCAAAGCCGTTGAAAAAGACTGAGAATTATTTTACTTGGCAACGACAGATAAATACCATGAAAGAGCATGGTGCTTATGATGGGATGCAGAATACTTCTCCGCAGAGGTTTGCTCAAGTGGGAAAGGAGTTTAGGTTAAAGTTTAATCCTTTTGCTGTGGAGAGAGTTAAGCATAATCTTCCACTGGAGTTGGATATCTTTGGGAATTATGAGAAGTATGTTGAGACTATGAGTAAGGAGTTGTTTATAGCTCCAATTGCTGCTAAGGCAAAGAAGTTGGCGTTTGCCAGAGTACCGGCTAAGGCTGGGAAAGGTGGAGGGACTAGTTTTGCTAAGTTGAATCCAGAAGCAGCTAGATTACTGGATAGGTGGTCAGAGGATATTATGGGAGTATCGGTGCTAAAAGAATTTAATAAAAGGTACCCTGCACTTCAGGCGGCTTCTAGTTATATTCACAGGAGTCTAGTTGCATCTATATTGTTAGGTAAGACAAACACAGTTGCAAAGCAGATCAGTGCATTAACCGGTACTCATGCAGAGGTAGGGTTGGGATTTACTCTTTATGGAATTGGTAGAGCGGCCGTAGAGAAACCTACTGCTAAGTTTAGAGGAGTACAAACTCGAGCAAAAGAGATGGGAGATATACTGACTATCAGAAGGTCTGATTACTACTTTGATCAACTCCATGAAATGTGGATGAAAGGGGATATGAGTAATATTAAGCACTCTGCAGCTGAGCTAGCAGGATTTATGATGAATCTTGTGGATTCATTTACTGCGGAAGCTAGTTGGAATGCTTTCTATGACCATGCTAAAATTGTGAGAAAAATGAGTGATGAGCAGGCAATTAGATTTGCGGATGAGAGAGTAGTATATACCCAGTCTGTAGGAGTAAAAGGTGCAACTGCCCCTATTCAAAATATTCCCGGACTGGAATTAGGTGTTATTTTTCAGTCATTTGCTATTACTGACTTTAATTATATAGCAAGAGAGCTGATGGGGATTAAGAATGCGGATATTAAGGCTAATCCTAAACAGTTTATAAAGGTTGCTAGGTATATTGTAGCAGCATATGCAATGAATCAGTTGTTTCATCTTATGGGAACTGATCCTCCACATCCGTCTCCTATTAAAGAATTTGAGGAAAGTCAAGAGGGTGGAGATAGTTATACCCTCTCAGGGATTAAAGCTCTCCTGGAATTTGGTGAGAAATTACCACTAATCGGCGGGCCTCTTAAGTATGGCTCCTCACTACTGGGACCTGCGGGGGAGTTGGCAGGGGATATTCCAGAGGCATTTAAGTATGCTGTGGAGATGACTGATTGGGATAGGATGAGTGATGCCCAGAGGTTTAATAGGGCATTGTTTGTTGCAGAGATTCTTGGTACTGCTTATGGAATTCCTATGACCCGACAGTTGAAACAGAGTATCAGAGCTGCTAGTCAGGATGCTGAGTGGTGGCAAATTATCCTAGGAGTTTATGAGAAAGAAAAGAAAGGAGGAACTGCAGGACCTATTAATCCGATACAGTCCCTTCCTGGTGGGCCAACTAGTCCATTCTAAAGAATGGTTTTAATAAAACTGAGTTTCTTCTGATTACCGTCAGCGAGGTTCTGAATTTGTTGCGAGATTTGAATAGCATCTCGGATAAATGAAAGGGCCTCGCTGTCACTTTTTAGGTTCAGAGAAGCTTTGAATTGTTCGGTTATCTTATGCCATTGCTCATGGTTAGGCATATCATCTCCGCCTGCAATATCGTTTTCAAGGTAGTAGTAACAACATCCTTGAGAGCGTTCTAAAATCTTCATCATATCTGTAACATGAGGATTGTTGCAAAGTAAAAGATGTAGGAGGTCGGTTAAAACTTTCATACCACATCCTCCTTGTTACAGGTTGGGTTGGCTTTTCTGTGCCTGAGGATGGTATCAGTTCCTTTTTCTATCCGAGTTAAAAACCCCATGTTGTGAAGCGTGCTGACAATCAAATCCAGAACTCTGGCGTCAGCATCGTGATAGAACTTTCTCTGCAACTCAGCCATCGAGATTTCTCCAGCCATTCCTACTTCATGCATCACCTTACTTAGAACCTCTGCATGTGGAGACTTGCCAATGCCTGAGAAGGTTTTAGGCATGTTTACTTCAGTACGCTCAATGAGCTTAATTGAACGACTAAGGTCGTCCGCAGTGACTATCATGGAGTCAGAACGGCAAGCATTGAGGATCATGGCCAGTTTCATTACATGACCAGGGCGACGCTCACAGTAGGGCTGGAGATGCGGGTCATCAAAGATCTTGCGCTGATCCTCACGGACGTACCACTCGACCCAGAGATCAATGAAGTCTGCAGAAGGTTTGAACTGGCCTTTAAGCAAATGTATCTGCTCTAGATCGTAATAGAGATCTTCTTCAATCCTTTTTTCAATAGCTGAAAGGAATGGCGCTGGGCAAGATTTCCTCTTACCAGGCTCATATACAAAGATGATCCGAGAGGTCAGACCCCCACCTATAGCGTCCATAGAAAGACAAGATCGAAGAAGGTCAGGAGTAGTGGCTCCGAGAAGGTTAACCCAGATACCAGTGATCTCATCTACCCCCTGGTGCTTGGTGCGGTAAGTCCATTTACCTTCAGGACCATGACCACAATCGTACCAGTCAGTTAGGTCCATCATTAACTGTTGTTGGTTATAGCCTAGGAACACTACGAGTTCAGGGGCGTAGACGGTGATGGAAGAGTGGAAGGTCATCTCTCCAGTGGCATCATCTATGATGGTGTCATAAGAGTCCATAATTTCTCGAACGAGGGCCTCACGAGTGATGGACTCAGCGGCCATCTTCACACCGATTTTGGAAAGGAAGTCTTTACCATAAGACATGGCTGTACCCTTGCGGGCTTTGCCAGAGGGGCCAACAATCACGATGTACATGTTAGGATAGAAGCGCAGCTTGCCCCAATTCAGAACGCATTTACGCTGAAGTGCAGCAGCCACGGTTGAGATGGCAGTCCAGGTGTGGTAGAGTTCTGGAGGTTCGGAGTTGTCTGTGAACTCGAGGTAGGAAGTGAGCCAATCAGGGAGGCGACGTGTAGTCATTCTACGACCTCCACCAGTCGGACTCCTGCATCGAGGAACATATTAGTGGAGATGTTTAGTTCAGCTGACCAACGGTCGAGCAGATCAGGTAAAGGCTTAGGAGCTATTACTTTCTTAATCCCTGACTGAATAATCTGCGCAGCGCAACGACAACAAGGTGGGAAAGGCCAGGTGTAGATGGTACAGTTGACAAGGCTTACTTGGGCAAACATCAGAGCGTTAACTTCAGCGTGAAGAATCATCTGGAGTTTTAAATCCCTATCCAAATACCCATCTGAAGAGTCATCTATGTTGATGGGAAACCCGTTGTAGCCCATAGAGATGATTCTGTTCCCGTTGGTGATAACGGCCCCACATTTAGTGGAAGGGTCCTTGGACCAAGCACTAATGTGCTCTGCCAGGTTGAGGAAACGTCTGTCCCATTTGTTTAGGTTCATGAGGGTTCTCCAGTTGATGATTGCTATGTTACAAAATGTTATGAAGCAACAAGAGCTTTAGTTACTTTACCGCGCTGAGAGCACAACTTATCATAGGTAGCACTGAGGTCTTCAGGTAAGAATGAGGGAGGGTCAAGACCCAGGTCTTTATTGAGAGATAGTCCCATCGTGGTGTCCACAGGGATTACGAACCTGTGGCCATAGTGAGTGTAGAGTGGAGTTTCGAGAGAATCTTTGATTAAGGTCAGGATTTTGGAATGATCTGACCATGATACTGGAGTTGTAGGATGGTAGGGAGTTGGGATTTGAAATCCGATCTGGTCATGTACTTGGATTAGGAGTTCTACGAAGATGAACAGGGGGTTGGAATTGTAGTAGATAAAGTTCAGGCCACGCTGGTCTATAATATCCCCAACGGTGCCTTGAGGGATGCAAGCATAAGCATCTTTAAATAGTGCATCATCCATAGCATCGGTGAAGAGAGTCTTGCGACCCATGAGATTGATAAGGGTCCTGGTTTTGCGGATGCAGGATTGGACATATGAGTGGAAGCCATTACGAACACCCGGGTAGGCGTGGTGGTAGATGTTGACAATAATCTTGCCATCACGCTCAAGGATTTCGTTGTAGAGAGAAAAGGTCTTATAACCGAGGTCATAGTTTAGGCCATGATTAGCTTTCTTTCCCCAGTCACGCCAGGTTTTCTTTCCGTCTCCGATGGGAGCTTTCATCTTTACGGAGAAGTTTGGAGGGAGTTTGTTGTTGTAGAAGATGGTCGCCATCATGGTAGCGGTCAGGGCGTGGATATCTTCCTTGCGCTCAAACGCTTCGATCATCTGAGTAATGCGGCCAACATATGCGACGATTCTGTTCTCGGCCTGACTTAAGTCCATGCCGTAGAAGACGTAGCCCTCATCGCAGAGGAAGTGGGTTAAGACTCGGTGGGGCTGATTTTGGAAGTTGTTTCCAGTTCCGAAGATGTTTTCACTACTAGAGGCACGAGAGAAGCGGGTGCCAACGGGATTGTAAGAACATCGCATCCTACCATCAGTATCGACTTTAGCAGGATCAAGAAAAGTAGAACGCTCTTTTGATAAACCTCTGAGTTTGAGAATGAGAGAGGCTTCTGGATAACCTTTTCTTGCAATTCTTTTAAGTGCTTTTTCATCTGTAGTGTCACCACCGGTTTTGCTTTTATAGGCTTGGAGACCTTTTCTGTTGTAGAAATAGTCTGCAACTTGTTTGGGAGAGTTGGGGTTGAGGGCAAAGCCAGCCTTATGATGAAGATCACGTAGAGTCCAGTCCATCTTAATTCCCATCTCATTATAGGCTTGCTGCATTGAGGCAAGGTTTATACGAATCCCTTTTTCCATAATGTAAACATAGGCTGAGATAGACTTACACTTACGTTCGTAAGCATAGTAGTTCTGCTGACGCATTAGATCGTTAAGTTGTTTAGGGAGAGCTTCAGCACAGACGATGGAGTCGAGGGCGTTGTAGCGCCAGCCAGACTCGAAATTTCCAATCCCCTTCAACCAGTACTTACCGTCTTCCTTATAGTATTGAAGATCGGTGTAAAGGGAGCAGATGAAGTGTAAGCCCACGGGGTAATCAGGGAGGAGGGTCTTCTGGGCCACCATTGTATCTTGGATGTTGTGAGTTTTAATGCCATACTTTCGGAGCATATAGGTGCAATCAAATGCTAGGTTTTGACCACCGATAGGGATGTTAGGGTTTTCGAGAAGGTGGGCAATCTTCAGGAGGATGTTAGCCTCTTGGGGTGGATTGAAGTAATCTCCATGCTCACAGGTGAAAGGGATGGAGATTACATCTGTGGGAGAATACGCGAAGGAAATGCAGGTCATTTCTCCGTTGAAAATGTCCACTTCGATGTCGTAGAAGATTACGTTACCTAGGTGGCCATACATCTCGCAGGTTTTTAGGAATTGTAGGCATTGAGAGTAAGTGGGGCGGATAAGGATTTCTCGTTCTAGAGGGTTCCACCCATCCTTTATTATTCCCTTAGCTTTTTTGAGATCGTAAATAAGTAATCTTTTATTCTTATATTGGTTCTTGGGTGGGATGATAGTATTTGGGTGAATTGAAGGGATGACTAGCTTACCGTTGTTAATGAGGGTGGACTTCAGAACGGAGCCTCTCCACTTGGTGATACCACTTCGGTCGCAGAGAGCCAGGAGTGCTACATTACCAAGGGCGATGATTACTTTACCTTCACAAGAGGAGAGTTCTTCAGCTAGTAGGTTGATATAGATTTGGCCCTCAGGAGAGATTTGCGGACCCTTGCGGGGATGAAAGTCAATGTAATAGCCCAGGGGGCGATCTATATCTTTTATGACGTTAGTCATATAGCAATCAGCTCGATTGATCCCTGCTGAAAGTAGATCTGAGTCGAGTTCCATTCCTGCTGCCCCTACAAAGGGCCGACCCTTTAAGACTTCTGTCCTCCCTGGTTGATCTCCTACTATGATAATAGGAGAGGATTTGGAACCAGAAGGGTATACATAGGTCGATCTAGTATGCACAAAGGTCACCTAAAATTTAGGATTAGTCACAGTTAGGACATTGAGGGGCGCCGCAGTTAGGACAGATTCTAACTCCGTGAGGAACTGGGTAGTCACAATGGGGGCAAGGAGTTGAGTTAGTCATTTTACTACCTCCTTTATGAGACGATCGGCAGCAATAGCAGAATATCCTTGAATATCGATGTAGTTGTCTCGTGAAGGGGCCTGGCCCACACAGCGAGCGAGTTTGAAGAGGATCATCATGTGGGATACGTCAAGAGCAGTAAGTTCATAAGGATTACATATATGAGGAACCCCATAATACGGACATCCTTCATCTTCACAAAGTTTAGTACTTTTATCTTCAATATAAGTTTGCCAATACTTAGCAATAAGTGCGAAGGAATCCTCAGGGTTTCCATAAGAGTTCTGACGCTCACCATTGATGATCTTTTCGGCCTCAAGTAAAGAGGCGCCCAGTTTATTGTCCATGATCTTACTCCTTGTTGAGAAGTTCTTTAAGTTGAAGAATATAGCCATCTTTGAATTCCTGGGTCAGATCAGTACCGATTAGGTTCATCTGATTGGCATGACCAGCAAGAAGGCCTACACCAGAGCCGAGGAAAGGAATGTAACCATTAGCACCGGGCAGGGCGAAGGTGGAGTAGAGTTCAAGCATTAACTCAATGGGGCGCTGAGTTGGGTGGTACTTCTTGGTTGGGGAGACAGGAGAGAATTGGTAGATGTTGGAGCGACCTGGCTTGGCGAGTTTGGCCTTGCCCTTACGGGCATAGAAGAACATTTCATAAGAGTTGCCAAGAAAAGTCTCGGGTTGAGCAGTTTGGCCTTGAGGCTTGGCCCAGATCCCAGGGATTAGGTTCATCTTAAAGCCTACATTCTGCATTATGGAAGCGATGGTTTGGAACCAGGGGTCGGCGGCGAACCAGCATACTATCCAGGAACCCTCACGAAGAGTGCGATAGGATTCAGTGAGGACCTGGGTCATGAAGTTGGTATAGTCCTTTTGGTCAACTTCGTTGTACCCCAAGCATTCGTTATCCTTCTTGACGTTGATTAAGTCGATGGCATAGGGCGGGTCGATCTCAATGAAGTTGAGAGAGTTAGAAGGGATTTTAGCAAAGGTATCGAAGCATGAGCCGATGATGTAGGAGGAGGAGAGGTGAGTGAATAACTTGTCGGTGTTGCCTACCTTTTTAGTATACTTAGAGGCTTCAGCAGAGCAATGAAGAGTTTTACCTACAGACGCAAGGCGCTTCATGGCGTCGGACTTGTTCTTGCAGTTTTCCAACTGAAGTTCAGGAAATTTCTCAATAGCCTCGGCCAGTTTGAGATCACGAGAGAGATTGGCAGGAGTTTCTTTAAGAAGCTTGGCAGTATCAGTTTGTGACCATCCAGGAGCGTTGGGAGACTTGGAGATTTTCTCCCCATGGATTTTAATTTGAAGATTGTTGATTTCTCGTTTGAGAGCAATCTCCTCGACGAATGACATCTCTTGGCGGTCAAGATTTTCAGCTAGCTCAATGGAGCGATAGTCAAGTTCAGTTAGAGGTTGGTCATAAATCTTGACCGGGACAGTAGACCATCCCAGTTTGGTGACGGCTCTCATGCGGCGACCGCCAGCGAGGAGGATGTAGGGGAGGTCAGTTTCACGGGTGATCTTTATCTGGGAAGATACGCCGATGGCGACTGGAGTTATGAGGCCATTCTTGTTGATGGAATAGCAGAGTTGATCTATATCACCATAGTCCTTGCGAAAGCGTTGAGAGATTTCGATCTGGTCAAGAGGGATGTTAGCGAGATTGGAGTGAGGGTTGGGCTTGAGGGTGGGAGTCATTTCAACATCTCCTGAATAAGTTGAGCAGCGAGGGCATCTTTCTGGGTTTGAGTCATACTGCTGGCCAGAGCGAATAGGTCAGTGGTTTTGGGATTCTTCTTGCTAGGAGCTCTCGCTACGCGAGCGGGGGTTTTAGCATTGTCTTTCATCCGTTGAGTGGGGCGAGTACGGCGCTTAGCTCGAATGGTGCTAAGGAGTTCATGGAACTGGGGCATGGACATCTGGGTTATTGATAGTCCGAGAGAGTCAATCGTGGCCATTCTTGAGTACCTCTAACTTACGAGTGAGGGAGATGATTTGCTTCTCACGATTGGATGAGAGGCCGAGAGTGGAGATTTGGGTAAGAGAGATATATTTAGTGGAGATGGCAGCTAGGGCCTCAAGCCCGCCCTTGTCGTATAGTTCAATGATGCCATCTACGATTGCTTGCATGAGGGGTTTCTGAAGTCCGTGGGGGAGGATTTCTTTAAGTCGGTCAGCTTGGTCAGGACGAATTTCAGCCGCTAAACGAGGGCGATAGTCATTAGTGTTTGTCATAAGAATTCCTCAATATAGGACTGCGAGAGCCAGAGGATAGAAATGATACAGTTTTTTTACATAGAGGGCAGTAGATTTTTGGAATAGCACTCCGCCCAGTCCACCAAAGGTATTCTACTTGATGGAGTTTATTGCACTTAGGACATTGGCAAGTCCAGGTTTTGTAATCAGAGGTATCATTTGAAGACATGGGTTAAATTCTTTATTGATGCTTTGTTACATAATGTAATGAAGAAAAATGGGGATGGCTAGAGCGGCTAGCTTCCCTTACCACGCAGAGCATATGCTCCCGTACGTGAGCCCCATTTAATTAGTATTTACGCCCCAGTGATGAATTTGGAGATTTCGTTCTGCTCTCCATATTGGTCACTGGATACTTTCTTCAACAAAGCGTAGCCTTCCCTGCCGACCATGGCATTGAAGTTGATTTCAATGAGATTGAATGCCTTTTTGAAGCATTCCAGATCCCATTTAATAGCGTTGATACGCTTAGCTTCCATGTCCTCAGTAGGGACAGAGAACACTTTGGATAAACCCTTGGAGGTTTCTTCAGATGGAATGTCAAAAGTGATGATGAAGTACTTGTTGCCTTTGTCACTAGTGCGCACGATGCGCCCTTCAGAGTCCTTCCGGAAACCTGTGATGCGGATGAGGTACTCTCCGTCTTCGACGGGAGCAGGCTCGACTGCACCAGATGTGTCGATATCCAGAAGGGAGTCATCTACCGGGGTGTTAATGTTGTCCATGAAGTCTTCCATTGTGCTACTCCTTTTGTTGAGTGGTGGCCACTATTGGCCGATTCGGACAGGAGTCCGAGGTTAAATTGTAAAGTTGATCTTGGACTGCTTGAGTGGAATCCCAGAGTAGTATTCGTCTATTCTCTGGGCTACCTTGTTGAGATCATTGGGGATTTGACTGGGGAACATATCGAATGGGGACTTAGCATTGGTGACCCCATCGGATTGGGTGGAGAATATGTACTTCCGACTGTCACGTTCCCCGACTACGTCAGCCCAGAGAACGATGGTGCTAAGGCCTTCGGGAGTTACCTTGTCATCGAGGAGTTTGCCCAGGGTTTTCATTTTCCTCTCAGAGCATTTCCCAGATGTTCCGAGCCATAATAGTGAATTTGTCATAGCCCTTGACCATCGCCTTGTCCATGAACTCAGTAGCCATGATGTACTGGGCGTCGTCGATTACTATGTGTTGAATGTCAGGGTTCTTGGATTGTTCCATCATAGCACGACGGATACTGTCGGGGTTGGCAGTGATGGTCATGTTCTGGTTAGGGACATACTTCATACCCGAAGGGAA